AAGTTATGTTGCCAATTCAGCTGCATCTTATGCAAATGGTGCTTTCGCAAGAGCTAACAATAGTATCAATGCAAATACTGGTGGTACCATTACTGGTAATCTTGTTGTTTCTGTAAATATTTCCACTGGAAATATTCAAATATCAAATGGTTCAATTACTACACCGGCAACAGAGTTAACATTAGGTGTAACTGGTGATACCTTTGGTACTCAATTATTAAGAATGCAAAATAGAGTCGGACAAAATGGTCCTTTATTTGACGGCTCATTGAGTTCAGTAGCTCTAGTTGATTTTGGTTTTAAAACAGCAAACGGCCAAAGAAATATACGTTATGAAACTCGGGGTGGCGCTGAGAAATTTATTTCTTCTGGTGACGGCTTAGAATTTCAAATTGGAGAAGCTGGAAGTCCAACACTTGTAACGAGCAATAATTCTGTTCTTATACGAAAAACAACAGCATCAATCAGTAATACTACAGGTGCTTTAGTAGTTAATGGTGGTCTTGGTGTATCGGGTAATGTTTATGCTAATGCCATCTATGATGGTGGTATTGAAATCATAGCATATGCAAACTCTGCTTTTTTAGCTGCTAATACTCCAAGTCATGTAGCTAATAGTGCCTCTAGTTATGCTAATAGTGCTTTCTTAAAAGCTAATTCCTCATTTGCTGCAGCTAACTCTGCGGCTTCTTATGCTAACTCAGCATTTTCAGCTGCTAACACAGCTGATTCTAAAGCAACATCAGCTGCTAGTTACGCTAATGGTGCTTTCACAAGAGCCAATAATAGTATCAATGCAAATACTGGTGGCACAATAACTGGTGATATTTCAATAACCGGGAATTTAACTGTAACGGGTCTAACAACTTATACTAACACATCAACTGTATTAATTGCAGATAACATTATTACTGTTAATGCTGCAATTAATCAAGCTTCTCAACCAGCAGTTAATGCTGGTATTGAAGTTGACCGTGGCGCTCAACCAAATACTTCATTCTTATGGATTGAAACTTCAGGTAAATGGGCTGCAAACAACGGTAATGGGTCAATATTCATTGCAGCTGATTCAGTAGAGACATATGCCAATTCAGCATTTGCAACCGCTAACTCAGCATTTGCTGAAGCAGATTCGGCAGCATCTTATGCTAACTCAGCATTTCTTGCCGCTAATACACCAAGTTATACTGCTAATAGTGCAGCCAGTTATGCTAATTCTGCTTTTGCTACTGCTAACAATGAAGCTGGTGTTAATGCAACACAAAATACTAATATAACAAATGCTGGCACTTATGCTAATGCTGCTTTTTCAACCGCTAATTCAGCATTTGCTGAAGCAGACTCAGCTGCATCTTATGCCAACTCAGCATTTGGTGTTGCCAATTCTGCTGGTTCATATGCCAACTCATCATTTTTAAGAGCTAACACTCCAACTCATGTAGCTAATTCAGCTGCATCTTATGCAAACGGTGCTTTCACAAGAGCTAACAATAGTATCAATGCAAATACTGGCGGAACAATAACAGGCACTTTGACAATTGGAACTGGTGTTGGTGGTATTATTGCAGGTGCTAATGTAATCTATTCAAATGTATTCGTTGCAAATAGTGGCGGTTATGTTCAGTTTGCAGATGGTTCAAAACAGTTTACCGCAAATACTGGTGCTGCTTATGCTAACTCTGCATTTCTTGCCGCTAATACACCAAGTTATGCTGCTAATAGTGCTGCTAGTTACGCAAATAGTGGATTTGCTGTAGCAAATAGTGGAAGTTCTTATGCTAACTCAGCATTTGCTGTAGCAAATAATGGTGTTGGTATTGATGCTACACAGAATACAAATATAACATCAGCTGGTTCATATGCTAATTCTGCTTTTTCAACCGCTAACTCAGCATTTGCTGAAGCAGATTCGGCAGCATCATATGCCAATTCAGCATTTGGTGTTGCTAATACCGATGTAACAAATATCAACATTACAACAGGAACATATGGAAATTCAGCATATTATCCTGTTATTACCGTTTCTGCAAATGGTAGGATTAATGTTGCAACAACTCAAGTAGTAACTGACCCAAGTGCTATCGCATTTGCAATCGCTTTAGGATAAAATATGGCAAAACCAGCAACAAGAGCTCAGTATAAAACTTATTGTTTAAGAGAACTTGGTTTCCCCGTTATTGAAATTAATGTGGATGATGACCAAGTTGATGACCGTATTGATGAAGCGTTATCATTTTGGAATGACTATCATTTTGATGGCCAACAAAAAATGTATATGAAGCATCAGATTACAGCCGAAGATATTAATCGCCGTTGGATTTATGCACCTGATGCCGTATCATTTGTAACTGGAATATTTCCATTTGACCAATCTGGTGCTTCAATCAATATGTTTGATTTGCGTTATCAGTTGCGTTTACATGACCTTTACGACTTCACATCTGTATCGTATGTGTCATATGAAATTACAATGCAACATCTTCGTACCTTAAATTTATTGTTCTCTGGTACACCACAGTTTAGATTTAATCGTCATCAAAACAAAGTATTCCTTGATATTGATTGGACAAGAGATGTTCTTGTTGGCACATATGTGATTGTTGAATGTTATCGTAAACTTGTGCCTGATACTGTAACACTAACAGGTACTATGACTTATAGTGCAGCTTCAAATACAATTACTGGTTATGGTACAACATTTGACCAAGAATTAATGGAGAATGATTTCATCACATTAAATGGTGTTGATACAATTCAAATTTCTACAATCAACTCACCAACATCTATTACTGTTCGTGGTCCTTTTGCTAATAGTGCCGCAAATACAACAGCAACAATTGCTGGCAACTCTGATGTTTGGAATGATAGATTTTTAAAGAAGTATGGTACTGCACTAATTAAAAGACAATGGGGTTCTAATCTGAAAAAGTTTGGTGGCATACAGATGCCTGGCGGTGTAGTATTAAATGGTCAACAAATATATGATGAAGCCATTGCTGAAATTAAAGAACTAGAAGAAGAAATGTATGTGGTTAATGCGTTGCCAACTGAGATTATGATGGGTTGAAAATGAATGGCAACGAACTTATACTTTAATAATTTTCCAGCAAATCAAATCACCAGTGAGCAATTACTGGTGGAAGACCTCGTCATTGAGGCTATGGGAATTTATGGCATGGATGTATATTATATGCCAAGAAGTTCTGGTGATTCTGTTGATATGATTTATGGTGAAGACCCATTAAAACAATATACATCTGCATATCCGCTTGAAATGTACCTTGAGGACGTTACGGGTATGGAAGGCGAAGGCGATTTCATGTCCAAATTTGGGCTTGAAATTCGTGATGAACTTTCATTACTTGTTTCTCGCCGTAGATTTGCATTTACAGTAAATCAAAATCGGCCAAATGAAGGCGATTTAATTTATGTTCCATTGATACAAAATTTCTTTGAAATTACTTTTGTAGAGCATGAAAATAATCAAGCAATGTATTACACATTAGGCCGTGGTCGTGGTGGTAATGTTTATGTGTATGCATTGAAACTGAAACAATGGGTATTTTCTAACGAGCTTGTACTCACAGGTAATGCAGAAATTGATGGTCAAATTAGAGATGCTTATCCAAGAACAAGACTTTCTCTATCTGCTGGTGGTTCAGGCACATTTATTAATGATGAAATAGTATATCAAGGTGCAAATGTGGCAACAGCAACAGCAACAGCAACTGTTCACGATTATGTTGCTGGTTCTCAACTATTCATTTATCGTACTACAGGAACATTTGCAACTTCTACTACAGTTAAAGGCAATACAAGTAACGCAATATGGAATGTTAGTACCACTTCTGATACTGCGACAATGGATAACGCATTTGAGGATGTTGTTGATAATAATAGAATTGAAGGTGAAGCTGATAATGTTATTGATTTTACAGAACATAATCCATTTGGTGAGGCATAAAAAATGCTAGGTAACGCACATTTTTATAATCGCACCATTCGCAAAATTGTTGTTGGGTTTGGTACCATGTTTAACGATATATTATTAACTCGTTATTCAAAAGATGGTTCTACGGCACACGAAATAACAAAAGTGCCATTAAACTATGGTGCAAAAGAAAAGTATTTGGTTCGTATCAATAGTGACCCATCTTTAACCAAATCAATTGCTACAACTGTACCACGCATGAGTTTTAACTTAGATGGTCTGTCATATGATAGTAGCAGAAAACAACAAACCACAATGCAGAATTTTGGTTTTAGTTCCGGTTCTTTTAAGACACAGTATGCACCTATACCATACAACTTTGATTTCAGCCTTTCAATATATGTTCGTAATACAGAAGATGGTACACAAATACTAGAACAAATTTTACCGTTCTTTACACCAGATTTTACAATTACCATGGACTTTATTGCATCTATGGATCAAACATATGATATGCCTGTAATCTTAAATTCAGTTACACCTGAAGTAGATTATGAAGGTGATTTTATG